TCAGTTACCACAACCCAACGTACCTCAAGTAGCTATGCAGCCTAATGTTCCTGATACGCAGAGCGATACTTATACTACAACTGCTGAAGAAGCTATTATAAGAGGATCAACTAGTGACATGACAGATGAAGAGTTTGATGCGTACATTAATAATTATTACAATTCTCTTATGGGTAGATAATAGCATGGCACAAATAGTAGATCCAAATCCAATAAGATTTCTTGATGCCTTTGGTAATAAAATAGGTAGTGATGGCTTTGAAGCTGCAACAGGTATCTATGATTTTAACAAACAAGCTGACAGAACAGAGGCAGCTAATAAAGGGTTTTATAAGACAGGTGAAGCTGCTGTTGATCTAGCAAAAAGTACTTTTGATAGAGAACTTAGTCCTCAAGAAAAGTTATTAATTAAGCATGAAGGTTTTACTACTGTTCCTTATTTAGATACTGAAAACATACCAACAATAGGCATAGGTCAGACAGGGCAGTACTTTGATCCGTTAGATATACAAACAGGATTTGAAGAAGCGGTGGCAGATAAAACTAATGCAGTAAAAGAAGAGTTTGATGATGCTTACAATTTAGCAGATGACACTAAACAAGGAGCATTACTAAGTTTAGTTTATCGAGGTGACACAAGAAATAAAAATACAGGTAACCTTTATCAGTGGGTAGGTAAGTATAAAAAGGCAGTAGATAGTGGTAAAAAAGCAGACATGAATAAAGCCTTTGAAGAGTTCTGGGATAACAAAGAATACAAAGACTTAATGGTTGATGATCCTGATGGTGGTGTCTTGACTAGGATAAGAGAAAACTCTAATATCTTATTTGGTAAGACTAAGTAATGGAACAGTTCATCATCAACTTCTGGGAGATCATATCAGGTCTCCTTATCGTAGTGTTCCTGGCTATAACTTGGAAGGCAGAAATTGGGGCACGTATCTCTGTGTTAGAAGAGAAAGTACGTGCCCTGTTTGATCTCATTAATAGTAAGAAAGATTAGATTTCACACACCCCTGCTGTACAAGCCAGTTGCTGTGCTCCTTCTACGTTGTCATCCTCTTCAGTAAGACTATCCCAATCAATACTCTCAGGCATCTTATGAAGCAGTTCCAAGTACTCTTCCTCGCTGCACTCTTCGTATGGAGCCTGGCGATAGGTTCCACCATCATATGGTAAGAAACTTACACCACTGATATCATCGAAGTTCTTCCAGCACCAAGCCCCTACCTCTACCCACTCGTCCTCCTCCACTGAGATGGTAACTGATGGCTTGTGTTCACACCAATGCTTCTGATACATCATCCATAAGTCTAGGTGCTGAGTGGCTGTCAAGTCCTCACGCAGTAGTGCATTGTGTGGTGCTTTCTTAGGGAAGCTAAAGACAGTAGTAGACTCAGGACGCATGACACAATCTTCTGATGGTATCCCTTGCTCTGTCATGAACGATGTAAGAGGATCTTTCTTATCGCCCCTAACCCTGCGGACATAATACTTACTATGTCTAGGATGAATACCACTGGCAGAATCAACAAGCTGACTAACAGTGCCACTAGGTTTAACACAAGTGATGGCAGTAGAACAAGGAATATTGAGGTCAGTGGATAGCTGTAAGTTAGTATCAACTGATACGTCTTTGAGTCGTTCAAGAAGTGTTCTAGTCTGTTCAACAGTATCTCCTAATAGTTTGTTGTCCAGTATACCAGTCAGTGATACACCTAGTAATCTCTCTTCCTCAGTGTTGCGTTGCCATATCTTTCTAAGGTAAGGGAAGTGTGTCATAGTAGACTGATAAGTACCTAACTGTGTAGCTAGTCTGACCTTACGTTCTAGGTCATAGATACTATCACCTTCTCTGACTACTACCTCAGATAGATTACAGAACTGATATGGTCTAAGGATAATCTCAGAGCATGGGTTAGTACCAAACTCCTGTTCAGTATCTCTACGTCCATTCTTCTTAGCCTGATTGATAGCAGCCTCTCTGTTAAAGATACCACGCTCACCACTGTGACTATGATATAAGCTAGTCCACTCATTCATGAACTGTCCTACGTCAGGCTTGGTAATATATACAGCAGAGTTGTTAGCCAATGCTCTGTGAGGATTAGCTTCCCACCATTGACCTGTCTTAGCATGACGCATCTTGTCATCCTCTAGGTCAGACAATGAGATCATAGCTGAACGCCTAACACCACCCACTACTACAACTTCAGCTACCTTACACATGATGTCATGGCACTCTAGTGTGTTGAGCTTACGTCCTGCTGCACCTTGAAACTTACGGATAACAAACTCAAACAACTCATTGAGTGGTGCTGGTCCACTAGCTCTACCACCAAAGGTCTTGAGTCTAGCACCTGCTGGTCTGATCTTTCTTAGATCCCACTTAGGTATCTCACCTGAGTACAGTAGTGCTATGACTTGACGTAATGCTTTAGCCCAGCCTTCTTTACTATCAGATACAACAACAGTAGAGTCAGACTTAAACATCTTCTCTGGTATCTCAGGCAGCTTGTCAACGTACTTATGTTCAACACTAAAGCCTACACCTGTGCCACACAGTAAGATATACATAGCCTCATCAAAGCATTTAGGATCATCGACAGGTAGATAACTACAGTTGTATCCTGCTGTGTTGTCCCTCTCAAGAGCCTTACCTGCTGTCATGATAGAACGCATGGAAGGTACTATCTCTAAGTTCTTAATGGCTTCACGAAGCTCTGAATCTGTCTCCATAGGCATAACATACTCATGCTTAGTCTCCAGATGTTTCTTCATGAAGTCCATGTATCTATCTACTGTTTCATTCCAGTCTTCTCTACGTCCGTCTGCTTCTACAAATCTACAGTACCTAGACTTCGCTATATACTGCTGGTAAAAATCCATCATCCTATTTCCTTTATTAGTTTATCGTAGTTCTCTTCTACTACGTCTTCAAATCTATCTAGTATGTCAGACGAGGTGAGTTCTAATAACTCTACAATATCCACCTCATCTAACATATTAAGTTTCTCTATGAGTTCAGCAAGCGTCAGTGTGGTCACGTTCAGTCTCCAAGTCCTCGTTAGTCATGACAACTAACGCTGCATATCCACCTATGTCATGCCATGAATCATTAAGATAGTAGTTACCGTTAAGTATCCTAGCCATCTTGTTAGCAATCATGTCAAGACTTTCACGAGCATAGTCAGGCATGATGTAGTAGTTAGGTGACTGTCGCATAACCTTCTTTATGTCCTGACTAATCTGACTAACATTTTTGTACTGTCCATACTGTCCTTCTCTTGTTGATAAGGTCTCTTTAATTTCCATATTGTTTCCTCAAGTAATTGATTGATACTGGCATCTCGTCAAAGCTACCATCGTTTACTTCGTTCAGCATCCAGATACCAGACCAGCTACCATTAGTCTGAGGAGTTAGATAGTCCTCGTCATGTTGATAGAAGATACCAGCAAAGATACCAGTGATACCTTTACCATCTGCCTTCTTGCTGAAGGAGATAGCTCGGTCTTGTACGTGACCCATTATACAACTCATGTGTTTCTTTTGCAAGAGTAAACCAGGATTACTAACTGGTCTACCCATCACACCAGATGTAAAGTAATGGCTGTATGCTATGCCATTAACAATAGGTACAGAAAGAAAGTCATGAACCTCCCAGTTATATTTCTTTAGATTGAAATCACTGTAACCAATCAACCCTTCTAGTTTTCTATCTGACTCGATAGCTCTTTCGATACGTTGCTCGTGATTACCAATAAGAAATATCTTCTTAGGTTTCCATACCTTCTTCTTGTTGACACGCTGTCTCTTCTGCTCCTCGATGATAGGCTTCATGAATACATCCATAGCTTTGTTACCAGCTTCGATGTCATCATTGTATGTCCTACCCTCGAATGCTTTCTTACCTACGTCATAGACACTAAGACTTGGCATGTCCCAGTGATCTCCTAGATGGACTATAACATCAGGCTTAGTCTTGACAGCGTACTTACCTGCCCATTCTAAATGCTCGAATGAGTTATTAGGTTTGCATTGTGTGTCAGGGATTACTAAGTGTCTCATGTTGACCTTTCTAACAACTGTAAATAATAGACCGCATCTATAACAACCAACGGGTCTGACTTGTTTTGTTTAACAACAACAACTGGTTCTCTACCTTCAGGGCAATTGTCTTTTGCTTGTGAATAGAAAGCATAGACAGCCATAGATTCTCTTGACTTACACTCAACAGATATCTTTAGCTTATCACCTGCCAACTGAGAGAACAGGATGTCCTCACCGCCAGCACCCATACTCGTAGACCTTACATCGTCTTGGGAAAAGGGAAAGAGTTCGAGGATCTGATCTCGGAACCATTGCTGTAGCTTTCTTCCTTTGGCTTTTGCACTTTGGGTTTTGATGGTTTTCTCCTTAAATCTAAGAACTTATCTAGTCTCACTTTCTTAATACTCTTAATCCACTGCTTCGGTATGTGTATCCTAGAGTTAGACTGATCGTGAGAGATTGCAGCAGCAAGACAGACAGCATCGTCAGTCTCATCTACTAAGAAACCTATGCTTAGTACAGGATGTACATCAGCTTTAGAGTTATCTTCCCATCCTGCATCAGCAACAGCATCAACCCATTGGACATAACCTATTGTGAATTGCTTGGCGGTTTCCACAACTGCTTCTCTTGTCTTCTTATCCATAGCAACCTCGCACGTTCAGTTAGTTTATCAATGTCATTGTCGTAAGCAGACAGTACCTCGTCAAATAATTGTTGCTCACCTTCACAGTCTTTAAGTATCTTCTCTGCTTTCTTTGGTCCAATACCTTTCAATCCTGGAATGTTATCAACACGATCACCAGTTAGTATCTGCATATAAAAGTTTCTTATGGCATCTTCTTCCTTTACATAATATAAATCTTGTTTAACAAAGTTGTAGTGCCAGCCACGTAACATGTCTAAGTCTTTATCAATAGACATGACACATGACTGGTCTTCGGGTAACTCGTAGACAGCAATGCCTATAGCATCGTCTGCCTCTTGACCTTGAATTACTTCAAAGCCCCACTTGCTAACCAAGTATTCTCTAAGGGTATCGTAGTGTACTGGTTTTCTATTGTTAACGGTCACTGTAATTTTTTACTTCTCAAGGGGAGGTATAATGACACATTTAGTGAGCGGCATGATTCGCGCCGGAGCCAGTTTTGAATCCGCCGCCACAGCATTTGTAACAATTGGCACAACGTTTGCCATAGGCGCATTAGTTCTTGGTACATTGTCTGATATCTTACACGTCCGGTTATGTATGGCAGCTTCCCTACTA